TGAAGCGAAACAGCTACGTAGACGTCAATGACGCAACGTATAAGCCTAGGATAAAGTACGCGAACCAAGTGTACTCATCGTTCAAGTATACGCCTAGAGACACTTCGGCCGCGAGGGGCAGGTGATGAGTATAGTTGGACCCAAAGCAGTCGCACAGTACGACTACCTCTACATCACCACGACGCGCACTTACAGGGATGAAGACGTCGACGTATCGAGCTTAGGTGCAGACTTCGTCATCGACCAGCGCGGGTCGGTGTATCAAAACAGGACGCCGACGCCGGGACAGGCACACGTGGTTCTGGTAGGTGGGATAGATACTTATACTCACGCCAAAGATCCTATGGCGCCGATCTTCTACATGACTGAGAGACAGAAGATCACTCTGTACGCTATAATGAGGGAGCTCTCGATCAGGACCGACGCCGCGCAGATAACCAGCAGCGACCAAGTTCTCGAGCAGATCGCCAAGTCAACATACATTAACTACGTGGGATGATATGTCTAGGGAAGACGTTTTCAACGACCAAAAGAACACAACGAAGAACGAAACCAATCGAGAAGGCGACGGCCTGTCGGTTGGATCGGGCTGGCACACCCTCGCCGCGAACCCATATCCGGGATTCGAAGTATCGGTAAAGACCGGCGGCAAGGCGTCTGACACAACGAAGGTGTTCACCGGTCCGGGTGCCGGCATCGCGACAGGCGTTGGTAACCCAGAAGATAGCATGGGTTGGGTGACGTCTACCGGAAATAAGATCGCGATTCACGCGACACCGGGATCCGAAACAATCGAGCTCGTTCACCACTCCGGCGCTGCTATAATGATAGACGCCGACGGATCGATCTTTCTCATGCCGACCAGTAAGAAGGGCTTCGGCATGCACTCAAACAAGGGCGACGGTGTAGTCTCTGCGCAGGGAAGACTCGTGCTCAAGGGTCACTCGGACATAACGATCGAGACCGAGGGCAGCCTGACGATGAACGTCGGTCAGAATATGTTTATGAACGTTGGCGGAGACATGGTCGTCGACGTCGGTGGATCCTACTCAGAGTCGATCGACGGTGCAAAGACTACTGAAGTTGTTAAAGACTACTCGGAGACGGTCGGCGGCGTTTCACGCGAGACTGTTGCAGGTGATAAGAGAACGCAGGTCGCGGGTGAGATTCGTTTGGACGCGGGTAAATCCATCGAGTCGAGGGCTGATCACGACATCAAGCAGTACGCCTCGAAGAGCATGCTCGTCAACAGCATCGAGGATTCATTCTTTGAAGTAAGTTCAGGCAAGCTTTCACTCATATCAAACGACGACACGACACTCGCCTCAAAAGGCGCTTTGTATGTAACCGGTCTTCACGACGTATCCGTCGAAGCCACACAGACACTCGCGCTTCGCTCGGCCAATGCAGTATTGTCGGCAACCGACACCACATACATCGACGCTTCAAACCTCGTCGACGTTAGGTCTACCGCGACCAAGCTAAGCGCGACCGGAGAGATGAACTTCGTGTCAGGATCCATGAAGCAGAGTTCAACGAGCACGATCGACGTCAATGCGTCGGGCGCCATCGACATGAGGGGATCGACGATCGACTTCAACAAAGCCGCCGCGTCTGCACAGGCCGTTAGGTCCGTCGAAGTCACGACGCCTAAGTCGGTGCCTGATCCTGAGACTCCGCCGGCAGCTGAGTGGCCTCCGTCTGAGACGATCATCGACAACATGACGACGGAGCGAGTGGCTCCAGGATTCTTCAAGAACGCGAAGAAGATGTCGCAGAACGAGATGTCGATCTATGAGAACGAGGGCGACACTCCAGACCCGAACGCTAAGGGCGCGGCGTCTATGAACTCAGCAGGCGGATCGCCCTACAGCAGCGGCGACGGCGCGGGTGAGATCGGCGACAGCGGAAACGTTGGATTCGACGGATCAAACAACAACTCAAAAGCCGCGAAGAGCTCGATCCCTCTTCCTGTGTCGATATACAACGGAAGCGATAAGCTCTCGAGGAACTTGAGCGTCGGCGGGTTTCCTGGACTCGGCAGCCTTCCACTCACGCAGATGGGATACAGCCGCAAGGAGATCCTTGAGAACGTTCAGCACTTGGCCTACAACATCATCGATCCGGTGCTTGAGAAGTTTGGTGGTTCCGTTACGCTTCTTCACGGAATCAGGCTTGGACAGGGTGGATCGCGACACTACATCGGAAAGGCGATCGACATGCGCGCGTCCAGCAGGAATCACGCACAGACGGCTGAGATCGCCAAGTGGATCGTCGAGAACCTTCCCTACGATAGGTGCTTCCTTGAAGCCAACGCTCAAGGAACGATTCACATTCACGTAGAAGCTGCACCAGCGGGCTCGAGCGGCGCTAGAACCGTTCGCACCTGTGCGGATCCAAAGTGTCAGTCGGCGGTCGGCGGACTTCAGTTGTCGTACGCACAGCAGGGTCTTAGAAAGATGGGATTCGCTTAATGTCTATAGATCCAAACACTTTAAAGAACAACAGCGACCTGCAGACTTTAAACTCATCGGTCGCGATTCCCACCGTCGAACCGACGAACGTATCTCCATCGACGCTCGTTCAGAACTTGAATACGACCACGGCCGCGTCGACGACCACGATCCAAGAGTTCTTGAGCGACGGCAACCTTGAGCCGCCGGCACTCACCGACGCACAGAGGGCCGCGAATAATAACAAGATAGTCGAGGGCAACCCAGCCGCACGTGAACCTCCGGTAAATTCTTCGGGCGCAACTACGATAACGAAAGACACCGCCGCGTTGAAGCAGAAGGGCGACCTACACGAAGACGGCGCTTCAGGCGATCAAGACTTAAAGAAAGCCGGTGAAGCGTTTAAGTCGGCCGTCAACACGGCGGCTGGTCTCAACGTTGCTGGTCTCGCGCTCAAAGCACTTCAACCGAACAGCCGTCCGCGCGATCCGGTAAACAACTACTACCTGACGAACTCAGAGAAGAGCTTACTTGAAAAGAGGGCAGGAGAGCTCGCGGCTCCGGGAATAGTTCCGTACGACGCGCTTGAAGAATTCTTATACGTACTCTGCACGATCAGCGAATACGAAGACCTGCGCTACATATCAAACGTAGTGGGGATTCCTGAGCTTGACGACAGGAACATGGTTAGGAATCCATCAAAGATTCTAAACATGCGCGAACTGTATAAGATAGGCTACTTGGCGAACGGCGTCTGCGCGCTTACCAAGCAGTTTAGCACGAGCTACTACAACGCGTCTTATGCCGGTGATACTTCTTCAAGCTCGTTTGGATCACTGCTCTCCGTAGCTTCTTTCTCAAGCTCACCGCTGGGTTCACTGTCAAACGTCATAGGAATCGCCGCGGCGGTTGAATCACTGGGATTGAGTGGAACCGAAGCTACCGCGGCCGCTGCGGCGTTGACTGCGGCCTCTTCTATCCAACAGTATCCCGGTGTCAATACAGTCAGCGGATTCATGGATTCAATACTGAGTCAGCTCAGCTTAACACAGTCTTTGGTCGCACCGTTTGGAACTCCATCTGGCTACGGCGGGGCGAGCGGACAGATCGCGCAGCTTCCGACGGTTGAGTCTCAGTTGACTTCAGTCGCGACTGAGGCTGAGAACACGAGCATGGAGATCGCGAGGCAGAACATAGCTTCGCTCGCGCCGGTCGCAGCTTCACTGCTGACTCTGTCTAAGAAGACTAAGAACGGATTGAACTACGTCAATCAACTCTCACCGGTCGGATCCGTGGCTTCGACTTCGGCAAAAGCCGGCGACATCTTGGGTCAGCTTGGAAACGTTAAAGACATCGTCGACGCTCTGGTGAACGACGCTTCTGGCATCGCGTCGACACTCGGCGGTATAAGCGGTCCCGGAAATATATCGGGCCCAGCGTCTATCCTTCAGAAAGTAGGCGGCTTCGCGACTTCGGGCGTACTAGCAAACTTGGTTCTCGGTCAACAGCTTCCAACTTCTGTGATCTGCAGGAATCCTATGATGCAACCGCCTTCGTACGCCGGAAGGGCGTTCTTTGGCGAGGGCATGACTCCGAGGATGTCTGTCGACCAGATGTTCTGCAGGCGCATCGCCACGTTCCCAACCAACCCAGCGGGTTCCGGATTGATGTCGTTTCAGATGCAGAACTTTGGGTCTTACGGCGGTGGCATGAGCATCACAAACATGCTGTCGCTGGCGACTCTAGGCGTCGCGACCGCTCCCACTTCAGGCGCCTTAGGTACGCAGATCGCGACGATGGCGGCTTCCGTAGCAAGCATCATGGGCGGATCACCGACCTCGATCGTCGACGCAAGAAGAAGCGACAACGCGATCCCGTTCATGATCGCCTCTTCATCTGCGATGGTCAACGACACGAAGTGTCCGTTCTCAACATCGGTGTTCTCATCGGGCTGGAGACACGCGTGCTCGGTCGGAAACGAAGTCCAGAAATACAATCCCCTATTCTTAGCGACGGCCATCAGTAGTCTATAAATACATCTATGACCATACAGACCACCCGCACAGAGTCAAGATACACCGACATCTACACTAACTTGGACGCGCATCCGGTTAGAAAGGACATCTTTGTACTCAGCGACGCCGACGCGGTAAAGACTTCCATAAAGAACATACTGTTCACCGATAGGTTCGAGCGATTCTTTAATCCCCTCTTTGGGTCGAACATAAAGAGATCGCTTTTTGAGAACATGACGCCCAGCACCGAGATGGACGTTCGCATGTTCGTCGAGACGGCCATAAGAAACTTTGAGCCTAGGGTCGACTACTTAGAAGTATACGTCAACGCGATTCCCGACGAGAACGGATACTACTTGAAAGTCATATTCTCGATAGTCAATAATCCACAGCTGGAAACTTTAAACTTAATTCTTAACAGAGTAAGATAATGGCAAACAACTTCCTCACCACTACCGAGCTGGACTTTGCCAGCCTTAAGAATAGTTTGAAGGCCTATCTGTCCGGTCAGACGAGATTCTCAGACTACGACTTCGACGGCTCAAACATGAGCGTCCTTCTCGACCTGTTGACGTACAACACATACCTCAACAACTTCTACCTGAACATGGTCGGAAGCGAGATGTTCCTCGACAGCGCGCAGCTTCGTGAGTCGATCGTCTCACACTCGAAAGAACTCAACTACATCCCTAGGTCAAAGACCTCGGCGAAAGCGATAGTCAACATAACGATCGTCCCGACCGGAACACCTACGTTTGTAACCATCCCTAAGTTCTATAAGATGTCGACTTCGATCGACAACACGACGTTCACGTTCTCGACCGACTCAGACCACATCGTCTATCCGGGAACCAACGGGTACGTCGCATCGAACGTAGAAATCTACGAGGGATCCGTGGTGACCGAGTACTTCACCGCGTCGAACACCGCTAAGTACGTGCTGCAGTCTGAGAACGTCGATACTAACTCAATCGACGTCACCGTGATCAATTCACAGTATGACAGCGCGAACTCAACTTGGCTCAAGGCAGACAACCTCTATGGTCTGACTTCAACGTCGAACGTGTACTTCGTTCAGGGCTACGGTTCAAATCAATACGAGCTCGCTTTTGGCAACGACGTCACGGGCAAAGCTTTGGTCGCGGGCAACATCGTCAAGGTGAGGTACAGGGACACCCTCGGTGAGCTCGGCAACGGTGCATATAGGTTCTCTAAGGGAACGGCGATCGACGGTTACTCAAACATCACGATCAGCACGGTGACGACTGCGACAGAGGGATCCGAGAGGGAGTCGAACGACTCAATCAAGTTCAATGCGACTAGGTTCTTCACGACGCAGGAGAGGGCGGTCACCTCTCTCGACTACGCGAACTTGGCTAAGGCGCGCTTCCCACAGCTTCAGTCGGTCATAGCATACGGTGGCGAGGACATGACTCCTCCACAGTACGGTAAAGTCGCGGTGTCAGTCAAGCCGTTCGGCACGTCGGGATCCATATCACAAAGCTTGAAGACGAGCATCATCAACTACTTGAATACGAAGAACATCACGACTCAGGCAGTCATCGTAGATCCCGAGTACTTCTACGTAAAGGTAGACGCCACCGTCAACTACAACACCTCGGCGACCAACATAAGCAGCGGTCAAGTTTCTTCGCTCGTCAGAAGCGCGATCATAAACTTCGCGAACACGAACCTTGTTGACTTCGGCGACGACCTGCGCTACTCAAAGCTCGTTGGAGTCATCGACGCCAGCGAGGGTTCGATCATATCGAACGAGACTGAGCTCAAGATCATCAAGCGCTGGAGCCCGACGGCCGGAGCCGACAGCACCCTCACTTTCAACTTCGACAACCAGCTCTACTCTGAGACTGTGTTGTATGAGCTTCCGCAGGGTCACGAGCAGATCGTATATTCGAGCAGCTTCACGTACACCCACACCGACGGAGACGACTACGACGCGTACATCGGCGACAACGGTCTAGGCGTTCTCAACATCTATACGAATCAAAACACCTCCAGCGGTCTGGTTCGAACCATCCTTTCTGCGGCGATAGGCACGGTTGACTACGCGACCGGTGAAGTCAACTTCACGACGAACATAAAGTCTTACACCGGCAACTACATCTCGATCTACGGTAAACCTAAGAACAAAGACATCTACGCCGTACAGAATAAGTTTCTCTTGATCGAGTCGTCGGACGTCACGGTCTCGCTCGTTCCATTCGTCGGTAACAACTAATGCTTCCTACCATTGAGAACATATCGAATCTAGTCGAGAATCAGTTCCCAAGCTTCTACAAAGAAGAGGGACCGAAGTTCATCGCGTTCGTCAAAGCCTACTACGAGTGGCTCGAAGAGACTGGAAAGACGAATGATCTCGGCAGGAACCTGTTCTCATTGAGAGACGTCGACTCAACGACGACGCAGTTCTTAGATGAATTCCGGAAGAAGTACCAGTACGTAATTCCAAAGAACATTCCCGGTGATACGCGATTCTTACAGAAGCACATCCTCGACCTCTACAGGGCGAAGGGATCGATCGACGGACTCAAGCTCTTCTTCAGGCTCCTCTACAACGAAGACATCGACGTCTACATCCCATCATACGACATCCTCAAGCCGTCCGACGGTAAGTGGATCGAGCGGAAGTACATCGAGGGATCGTACAGCGACTACAACCAATTCTTTGAAAACAAAGCGATAACGGGTTCTCAGTCGGGCGCGACCGCTTACGTTGAAGCTTACGTCAAGAACTTCATCAACGGTCGCGTGATCCACTTGTTCTTCTTGAGCGATATTCGCGGATCATTCGTCGTCGGTGAAAGGATAGCCTACGACGGTCTCGACTTCAACTTGGCTCCTAAGATTCAAGGATCGCCGGTTACCATCGACGTAACCGGCACTACTCCGAACAACGCGACGGGCGACACCCTGCTTCCGTCGGCCGCTAACGGATCCGGCGTTGGACTCAAGACGCTCGCGTCTTCCGTGCGAATCGCGGGCTCGGCAAACGCCACGATCGACTTTAAGATCGTCGATGGGGGTTCTGGATACACTACTTCACCAAGCATCACGATCTCCACTGGATCCAACACGACTGGTACGGGCGCAACGTTCTCAGGCGTCATACTGAGCAACGTCTCAAGCTTCTCGTACTCCTTGAGCTACATAAACAACCTAATCAACAGGATCGCCAACCAGTCGTTCAACGCTTTAACTTCTGTCGCGAATACGACTGAATACATCTCATTCGCGAACAACACCTACGCCAACGGTGACTACGTTCAATACACGGCTGCGGCTGGAAACACCGCGCTCTCGGGATTATCGAACGGAAGCTACTACTTCGTCCGCGGCGCGAACTCAACCGCTCTCCAGCTCGCGGCCGGCAACACGATAACCTACAACACAAGTCCATTGAACTTGACGGCCGGTGCCAGTGAAACCGGTCACTACCTTTCTTTGGTCCCCATCACCAATCTTGCGATCAACGCGGTCACCTACGGTTCGACGCTCAACAACGCCTCGCTCAGCACCGTTCTCGACACCGCCTTGACGAGCCAAACCATATCCATCGGTAAGATCTCTCAGTTGACCGGAATCAACTTAGGTTCTGGATACGACGGGTACGTAAACATTCAGGTCACCGAGCCTAAGCTAGCGGGCTACGGGATACCTGATGGTTCGGGCGGTGTGGTCGGCAACAACGCCGTCGTCACAGGCAACGTCGTCTTGGGCACGGGTCTCGTGCAAAACGTCGTCGTTAAAAACTCAGGCTACGGCTACCATACGCTCGGTGAACCAATACAGCTCTTCAACTCCACGCAGTCGAACACGAATCAGATCACTCAGGGAACCATCAACCTAGGTGCGGTCGGCTTCAGTGAGGGTTTCTGGCAAGGAACACAGAGCTTCCTCGACAGCAATAAATACATTCAGGACAGTCACTTCTATCAAGAATACTCTTACGAAATCAAATTCGTAAAGTCGATCCATAAATACATTGATATTCTAAGAGAACTGGTGCATCCTACAGGAAACAAAGTATTTGGTAAAACCCTAATAACGGCAAAGAACGATGAACAGCAGGTCGACATTGACAACACCTTCAGTCTGTACAGGATTCTCGGCTCCGCTCTATCACCAACCACGAACACGTCAGTCGATGTGTTTACTCTCAACGTTTCAAGGCTAGTGTAATATGCCATCGACTTATACATTTACCGCGGGCCAGATCCTCACCGCCGCTGACTTAAACGCTAAGTTCGCACAGACCGCAGTCGACGCGGCGAACTCTTCAGTGGCAAACACCGGCACACTCGCCGAAGCAAGGCTTCCGTACCGGATGAACCAGAACGTCCGAACGACCGACAGCGTTCAGTTCGTCGATGGTGTGTTCACAGGCAACCTTACGATCTCCGGCACCACAACTTACGTAAACACCAGCGTTCTTGACATCAAAGACAAGAACATTACTCTCGCCAAGGGATCGGCGAACAGCTCAGCCGCAAACGGTGCCGGATTCAACATCGAGGGTGCTAGCGTAAACTTCACCTACGACGACAGCAGCAACATGATGATCCTTGATCACCTGTTGAGCATAGGCAATAGCACAGTCAACGCGGTCTTTGGATACAACGCATCGCAGCTTTCAGGCGGTCAGTTCATAGGTAACGTCAACAACTACTTCCAAGTCATCGCGACGAACGCGAATAATGGCACCAGCGCTTCTGGCGACTACGTTGTTGCGGATGACCAAGGTGTAGGTAGCAATAGCTACGTTGATATGGGCATCAACAGCACCCAATGGTCGAACACACAATGGACCATCAACGGGCCGTCGGACTCATACCTCTACTCGCATGGCGGCGCGCTGGCCATAGGTACGGCTGAGAACTACCACACAAACTTCTTCGCGAATGGTACCCTCGCCAACAACGAGGCGATGAGGATCGATTCAGGCGCGAACGTCAACATCGGCAATACGAAAGCCGGCGCGACTTCTTTGACGATCGGTAACACGACTGTCAACACCGTCATCAACTCATCTTCTTTCAACATAAACACGGTCTTTACGGCGAACTCAACGGTAGTCAACGCGGTGTCTTATCGCGTAAACACTCAGTTCATAGCCAACTCGACCGGTGTCTATTCTACCGGAACGGTCAACGCCAACGCATTCATGACCACGACGGTCACTGTAAACACTTTGGCGATCGCGGTCGGCTCGAACGTAACGATCAACACTACTTCTTACAAAGTAGGCAACTCGACGGTATATGCAAACGTCGTTGCCGGTGAGTTGACCCTCTCGTCGAACAGCACGAACTCAGCTCTCATCAATTCAACTTCATTTACCGGAACTGCAAACAACGCTTCGTACCTCGCGAACGTAGCAGCAGCGGTCTACGTGCAGAACACCGACTCAAGGACCCTCTCCGGAAACTTAGCTTTCTCGGGTGCGAACGTCTACTACAGCTCGGGATTGTTCGTAGGAACTAAGCTCGTCGTAAACACCAGCACGTTCTTCGTGGGTAACTCAACGGTCAACACGATCACTACGGAAGGTCAGATCTCACTCTCCGGCCAAACGATCAACTCGACGGCGTACACCGGTCTTTCTTATACTGCGAACAACTCATCTTACTTAGGTGGAATCGCCGCGGCGAACTACGTTGCAAACACCGGCTCCGGCTTGATTGCAAACAGCACGGGTACATTCATCAACCCGAACACCGGCATCGTGGCGAACAGCACCGGCGTGTTCGTGAACTCCTCGTACATCGCGACGATCTCATCGAACAACGCCTCTTACTTAGGTGGCGTCGCGGCAGCGAGCTACGTCAACACCACTGGAGCCTACACCATCTCCGGCGTGCACACCCACTCCGCGAACATGGTCTTCAGCAACGGCAACGTGATCATAGCGAACGGTGGGTTCGGTACCAATACACAGGTCTTGATCTCCAACGGAACCTCGATGTACTGGGGAACGTTCTCTGCGAACGACGCAGTCTCGCTGGGAGGTGTCAACGCCGCCGCCTACGTGGTCAACACAGATTCTAGAACTCTGTCGGGCAACTTAGTTCTTTCCGGCGCGAACGTCACAGTAACCGGAAACATGAGATTCGCCAATGGGTCGCAGCTCATCGCTAACAACGGGTTCGGTACGGCCGGTCAAGTTCTCGTATCCAACGGAACGAGCATGTATTGGGGTGCCGGCGGCATCACTGTCTACTACGCTAACGGAACGCAGGCGTATCCATAATGTCTAATATAACTACAAAGTACTTCAGCGAAAAAATCGGCGAGTCGATCAAGCGCGAGATAGCGAACGGCGTCTACTACTTCGCCGTCGGTAGGTACACTCCTTGGCCGGATGAAGACAATCCAAACACCGCCTACGACACCACCGACTCGATCAACGAGTTCTCAAGGCACTTGGTCGCCGGCAAGCGCGTTAAGAGTGAAGACGTCACGAACTTGATCCGCAGGTACTTCTGGGGCAGCGGCAACACCTACGCCATGTATGACGACACCGACACCGAGCTGTACAACAAGCAGTTCTATGTGATCAACTCATCCGAAGCAGTGTATAAGTGTTTGTTCAACAACGGCAACACCGCTTCTACTTCAGAGCCTACTCTCGTTCAGAATAATATATTTCAGACCGCCGACGGCTACATGTGGAAATACATGTACTCGATTAGCTCATCGAACAATACGAAGTTTTCGACCGGATCATACATACCCGTCGAACCCAACACAACCATCACCGCCGCGGCGGTTAACGGCGCGATCGATGTCGTTATACTCACGAATCCAGGCGTCGGCTACACCGGATACATCACGGGCTCAGTCGCGCAGGTCATCTCCAATACGCTGTTCAGGTTGACTTCAACCTCGGCTCTCTCGGTCGACAGCTTCTACTACAACTCATCGGCGTTCTACATCTATAACGGTACGGGCGAAGGCCAGCTGACGAACATCTCAAACTACGTCGTCAATGGTTCTGGTTACTACGTCTATACCGAAGACGCGTTGAACAGCCCAGCGCTCGACGCCACGTCTGAGTTCCGTATAGCTCCACAGATTCGCATCACAGGTGATGGATCGGGCGCGAAAGCCATCTGCACCGTCAATACCTCGACAGACGCTTTGATGGGCATCGACGTCATCAGTCCAGGAAACAACTACTCCTACGCGAATGTACAGATCATATCGAACCCGTCATACGGTTCAAACGCGACTGCGAGGGCAATCATCCCTCCCTTCGGTGGACACGGCTACGACGCCCACGCCGAACTGGGATCTAAGCTTCTCGGCTTCTCCGTCTTCTTCAACAACAACGAGAGCGGATCGATCTCTACCGAAGTCTCGATTCGTCAGGGCGGACTCATCAGCTCACCGCAGAAGTACACAAAGCCCGCATACGCGAACGTAGCTTTCAACGCCTTGACTGCCGTATCAAACACCGACGACACCATTGCGATCACAAACGCAAACACCTACTTCAACTACGGCGACAGGGTGATCTATAGGACCGACACCGGAAACAACGCGATCGGCGGTCTGGCGAACGGTACACACTACTACGTGTCTTCGGCGAACTCAACGAAGATCAAGTTGGCAGCGACTCTCGATGGAACATCCATCAACCTAACCGCAGGATCTTCTGAGACCGGTCACAGGCTCTTCACGACCAATACGTTCTCGACGAACACTTTCAACGCGCTGACGACACTCTCGATCACCACCGGATTGAACACATTCACGAACAGCGAGATCATCACTGGAACGACTTCTGACGCGACTGCGAGGGTGGGTTTCGCCAACGCGACCACGGCGAAGGTCGTCATGATCTCAGGCAACTTCATATCGAACAGCACGTTTGGTGAAACTATTGTCGGAGAAACATCGGGCGTATCGGCAACTATCAATACAAACGGTATAAATAATCCTGACATAGAACAATTCTCATTCAGAGTCTTGCACATAGACAACGTTGAGTACATCCAGCGCTCAGACACCGAGAATGAGCAGGGTTATTTGATAATAACGATTTAAGGACCGCCATGCCCACGCAGCTTAGCAACAACATCTCCACGGTAATCAGCACGACTTACCTCGATGATTTCAGTGAGTCGAACAGGTACTATAAGATCCTGTTCAGGCCGTCTACCGCTGTGCAGGCAAGGGAACTCAACCAGATCCAGTCGATCCTTCAGAATCAGATCTCAAGGCTCGGCGACTACAGCTTCAAAGACGGCTCGATCGTCGACGGCGTTCACATCACTTACAGGTCTAAGCTTCCGTTCGTCAGGTTGAATGATACATTCACGACGAACACCTCTCAAGCCGTCACCGTATACGACAACAACTACCTCATCACCAACAGCTCGAACGGTACTATCGCGGTCAAAGCCTACATCGCCTACTCGGCGCGTGGATATAAGGCCAACTAT